TGGAAGGCGGTGCGGTTGAAGCCGGTGCACCACCGGCAGGTGAAGCACCCCAGCAGTTTAATCAACAATAAAATTAAAATTATTAACCATATATGAACTTTGCCAGCCAGCGGGATTGTTAATAATAATATCAAATTTTCCGGGATTGACTATTAATGGCAAATTAAGTTTCATAACAGTATCAGTTAATATTTCATAATATTCTTCCGGTACAATATACCCTGTTACAGGTCCAGTGTATGTTGTATTAAAGGAAGTCAATGTTAATGTATCTGATAAATTTAAATTATTAGCGGATAATAATACATGAGTTGTTTTATGGAAAAATTGACCATAGAGAATAAGAAAATTGCCTGAAAAACAATTATTTAAAGCAAAATCTTCTCGAATTTCCCGGGATGTACCTGATGTATTTAAGAAAATATTTGTCATGCTTGGATATCCTGATATATAAATATGATCGGTAGATAAATCCGCAGAACTTAAAGAATAATAACTATCATAATTAAGTATTTTATTGTTGACAGCATGCATTCCAATATCAATGAAATATATTGGTTTAGCAGGTGCAAGAGGAGTTTTAAACAACCACCCTTTGATTGTAAATGTTGTATCGCCGACAAATCGTATTTTATCAGAATATGTCAAATCAATTGGATTGTTAAATGTAATATTTCCATCCCATAAAACTTCTGATCGTAATTCAATATCATAAGCAGGCCCAATTTCAGATGGAACTTTCCAAGAAATAATAATATATGGATTATTGTATGGTACAAAATTTGATACAATTTGGTGCATGTCCAATGCATACCTAGTTAATATTGACATGCTTACTGTAACATTAACAGGAATCGGCATTTGAAATTTTGTCAGATTATAAAAATTTTCTGTTCGCGTTGCAGGCATGTACACATCACCTAATTTGTGATGAACTCTTGTTGCATCTCTGGCTATACTTTTAATATCAATAGCAACAACTGGTAAAGTTAGATTTTGATTTTGATTAACAATATCATACATTACCCGTTGTTTGCCTGCTAATACGTAACGAACTTCGACTTTTTCTTTTATTACACGATTATCATCATAACGATTTATTATAGCATCATCAAATGCTGCAATAAATTGAGTCAGCAAGTCCCGAATTTCAAAATTGAATGTTTGCTTTTTAATATTGAACTCCTTTAAATATATTTAATTAAATGAATCGCTTAATAAAATACTTGGGAAGTTTCTGTTTATTTTGTAATATGGCATCAACTGCAGTACCATCTAAAATATAAGTATTGCAATAATCATCTTGTGATCGAATACCTCTACCTGACGCTTGAATAAGAGAAATTAACATTTTATTGGTATACCAGTTTTGATCTTGATGAAGTAATTTTTTAATACGTTTATTTGTTATTGGAAGAAATGGGGCTTTGATAATAATTTGAAATCTTGCAAGATCGTCTTTTAAATCAACACCGTGTTTCATAGATGGGCTAACTAAAATAGTTGGCTCTTTTGATTCAAAATGTTGACGCATTAATTGTTCATTATTAATTCCAGGTTCTCTATAAATGCATCTTGGCTCTTTTAATTTGTTTCTAAGATAATCAGCAATATATTGCGTATGTGTATGAATAATTCCCTTTTCATTTTTGTGCAAATTAATAATTTGTTGAACCTGTTTCAGAATGTTTGGCAATTGGAATTTCAAATTTTGATAATTTAATTTTGTTTTTGTATTAACATAAATTGGTGCATATTTCGGATCAAATGTAGAATCTGCTTCTACATATTCATAATTTTCAATTCCTAGTGTTTTACAAAAATTAGGAGGATCAATAATTGTTGCTGACATTAAAATAACTTTATCTGCATAATCAAACAAATATGGATTTGCTAAATGATCTACATGCAATGGAGTAAATGTAACTTCTTTTTCAGACGGTTCAATTATGTATTCGTGTGTTGAATATGATTTAGTTAACATGCGGAAATTTTTGAGAATTTGTTGAACAAGAATAAAATAATATGCTACAGCTTCAGTTTGATTTGAAATATTTTGTTTTTTTCTTAACTTATGTAATTTATTTTTTAATTCTTCTTCTTTATCTACCAATTGACCGGCAATATCAAATAACCAGTTTAACCATGCTCCATAAGATTTTGGTGTAGGTTTAAGTTGAATATCTAATTTTTTCATTAATTTGAAATTAATGCTGCAAGTAAAATATTTTACGAGTTCTTCTTCTAATTCAGAAGCTTCATCACAAATTAGAAATTGTCTTTTTTTAACTGCATCAGGCAGAGAAAGAAACATGCTATAATTCAATATACTGAATTTTTGAATCAAAGCTTCATTTCTTGCATTATAAAATGGGCAAATATTTTGAGCCCAACATTTTTTCTTTAACCCTTCAATATGAATGCATGGAGCAACATCAACACTATATCGACTATCTATATTACACTGATAATTTGATTTACCTTTTAAGATTAATGAATCGTTAAAAAATGATTTGTATTGATCCTGTAATGCTTTTGTGATTGTTAGAACAAATGTTCCGTGAGATGCAATATCATCCAAACTATTATCTGAGTCTAAATCCATTTTATATATTCTGTATGAAGATATCAATTCTTCATATGTAGGGATAATATTTTCTGAGGAATTTGCTATGGTTTTCGAAATGAAAGACTTGCCAGTACCAGTTGGAGCATTGCAGATTACAAATTTTTTACCCGCATTAAATGCACTATCTATGGCTTTAAGAAGTTTTATTTGTTGTACATTTGGCGTATAACCATTAGGAAAATACTGTTCAATTTTTAGCACAATATAATTTTATATCATTTTGATCACAATATCAATATGTTAATATAGTTATTATATAGCTTTGAACAATTTTTCGAATTGATTGTTTGAATTTTTAATGCTAGTGATTCTATTGGGCAAAAAGATGATAACGCATAATCGAGTACATAATTGTCGCCGTTGTTAATAATTTTGTACGGATAGGGGACTTCAAATGTTTTTAAGACATTGTTTTTTTCAATTATGAATTTAATAAAAAATTGTTTCAAATTAAAGAGTTTAATTTTTCCTCTTTTATAAATTTTATTATTAATTCGAAATTCAACTTCTCTTAAAAGTAAATTTGATAATTGTTTATCTAATGTGTCAATCATGAGTTCATAAAATTTAATTTATCATCGGGAGACATTGTATATAAATTCTCATTAAAATATTTCCAAAATGTATCATCTGCAGGAATTTGCTTTAATAAATAGCAATCATTCATATTAATATTGCGAAAATCTTGCATGAAAACATCCCATACAATTAAAAGATTTTCTGCTGCTTCATTAATTAAAGGACTGTGTGACGGTGGCCTATAATTCAATGAAATACGACCATTTGTTGAATTAAGCAAATCAAGACATTTTGTACATAACATACGTCTTGTGCCTGCCATTCCTTTTTTGGGATTTCTCCTCACAAAACGAATATCACACACATTATTACGCAATATATTATCTAACCGAGTTCTATCTATTTTCATCGTTTAATTCACAAACGCCAAACATACGCGCTTCATTGAGGAACAATCCCTTTTTAATTTTGCCGTGCCCTTTAACTTCAATGTTTGCAACAGCAACGCCTAAATTATTTGGAAATAATACAATTTCTCCAACACTAGTAAAAACTACCTCAGGGCCTGTTAAAATAACCTTACCTTTGCGCCACGCATTTGTTAATGTATTAACCGGCACATAAAGGCCATTTCTTAAAATTGATTCCCCATCATCAGATATATCTACAAATTCAACCAAAATAACATCTCCCATGACACGGCTTAAAACATAATCTTCAAGCCCGAAATCTCCGGATGAATGTGCAGTTAAATCTATTAAACTTCTTTTAGGTATTCGTGCTTTATCAAAATCTAGTTTCATGTAAATATATATTTACTGAATATTTTTAAGCAACTCTCTCATCTGTTTTATTTCTCTTACAGAATAAAAGGTATTCTTTGGTAAAAATAAAAATTCTTCAGTATCTTTTTCTTTTTTGCGCTTGAAATAATTAATTTTTTTATACTTCAAAGAAGGAATAAAATGGTAATAAAACATGAATGTTTGATTCATATCAGTAAAAAGTTGATTATATTTATTCAAATAATCATTAACAAAGTTAATTATGGTTTTATCATAAAATGATAACCATCTATTAGTCATATATGGTGAAAATTCATTTATGTCTTCGATATTGGCTTGTTCGGTATGATTCTTTTTATTAAAAAATATTTTGTTTAATATTTGAAAGAAGTTCATTATACTATAATTTTTGTTGTGGCAATAAACATGTCATTTGTAATTTCATAAAAATATTGATTAATATTTTGCATAAATGAATTACACTGATCATCATTTAGATGTGTTGAATATGCAAAGCCTGGTGCATTGGTTCCCGCGTTAATATTAATTCCCGTGTGACCAATTGCAATGTTGTTTGTAGAATATGTTATTGAAACACTGACTTTGCCTTTATCATATTGTTTTTTATCCGAACCAACAAATGTATCATGCACCATTAAATCATCGCCATCAACTTCAATGGGTTTATTGATATATTGTCCCAATATGGTTGCAACGCCTGTATTAAATAGCCGTTGGAATGCAACAGCACCTAACGGGCAAAGATTGGGAATTTCCCAGCAAAAATTAATTGCATCATCACTTGCAATGTAATCCTTTTGCAGTGAATCTTCAAGATCAATTAAATTAGTATCTACGATCATAGGTGCCCTGAATATAACAATATTACCAGTTGGATTAATATCTTTACGATAATATTTGTATGCAAATCGTTTATGAATAAAATCACCATTATACAAATTTTGTTTTATAATCATGCATTTATTATACATTTATTATCGTTGATTTTCAATAAGATTTATTTATTATATAAACATATCAAGGCTCAGAATGCTGGACTGAAAGTCATTAATGTGGATCCGGCTTATACATCG